AAGAATTAATTGAGAGATATTTAGGATCAGCAACAAATTCTAGATGTATTAATGGTATTGTTGATATGACCTATGGGAGAGGTTTAGAGGCTTTAGATAGAACAGACAATCCAAAAGACTACTTAGAGATGAAGGCTTTGCTTAATGGTAAGCAAATAAAAAGAGTAGTACATGATTATAAGATGTTAGGTCAAGCAGCTATTCAGGTTTCATATAATAAGGCTAAGACTAAGATATTAAAAACATCTCACTTTCCAATGGAAACGCTTAGGGCTGAAAAAGCCACTAAAGATGGTTCTATAGAGGCTTATTATTATCATCCTAAGTGGGCTGATTATAAGCAAGGAGATAAACCAAAGAGAATACCTACATTTAAAAATGGAGGAAAAGATGGACTTAATGAGTTGTATATTATAAAACCTTATAGGTCTGGTTTTTATTATTACTCACCAGTAGATTATAATGGATGTTTACAGTATTGTTACTTAGAAGCTGAGGTATCTAACTACCATATAAACAATATTAAGAATGGTTTACAGCCTTCTTTATTTGTTAACTTTAATAATGGCATTCCTTCTGAAGAGACTCAAGATATTATTGAGAAAAAGATATATGAAAAGTTTGGTGGTAGTTCTAACGGAGGCAAAGCTATTATAGCGTTTAATGAGTCCATAGAGCAACAAGCATCTATAGAGGCTATTCATTTACCAGATGCTCACGCTCAGTATCAATTCTTGTCTGATGAAGCTAGAGAGAAGATTATGTTAGGTCATGGGATTGTATCTCCAATTCTTTTAGGTATAAAGGATAATACTGGATTTGGTAATAATGCTGAGGAGTTGAGAACAGCGTCTGTTTTGATGGATAATGTTATTATACGACCAATTCAAGATGAAATATTATCAGGACTTAAAGATATATTAGACTTTAATAACATAAACCTAAACTTATACTTTGTAACACTACAACCAATTGAGTTTACTGAGTTAGATAATATATCTACAAAGATAAAGAGAGAAGAAGAAACAGGAGAAAAGCTAAGTTCAATAGAGCTAGATGATTTTTCAGATGAAGATGGTGATGATATGTTAAGCCAATTAGAAGGCTTAGGAGAGCTTATAAGCGATGATTGGGAGTTGATACACTCGGAAGAGATGAAAGACTCAGAAACTACCCTTAAAATGGAAGTAGAGGCGGATGATAGAACCTTTATACAAAAGTTATTTGGTGTTAAGGCAAATCCTAAGAGTCGCTCAATAGAAGACAATGCTTCTTATAAGATAAGATATGCTTATGTTCCTTCAAGAAAATCACCAGAGTCTAGGAACTTCTGTAAGCATATGGAAACCTTTACAGATAAGAACATAGTATTTAGAAAAGAAGATATTAATCAGATGTCTTTCAGAGGTGTGAACAGAAAGTTAGGTCATAAAGGACAAAACTATAGTTTGCTAAAATATAAAGGAGGAAAGTATTGTAAACATCTATGGGAGCTTAGGGTTTACAGAAAAAAAGGAGGTCAGGTAAATATTGACAAGGCGTTTGAAGATGGTTTAAATAGACCTAACAATCCTTCAGAGATAGATATAAGACCTCACGATATGCCAAATGGAGGTGCATATCCAAAAATATAATTAAGATGGCAACAAAAGCATTATTCATAAGTATTACGGAATTAAAAAAGAAATCAATAATTGATGGTTCTTTAGATTCAAATAAGGTACTTCAGTATATTGAGGTAGCTCAAGACATACACATACAAAACTATTTAGGAGGATCACTATATAAAAAGATACAGGACCTTATAGTTGATGGTGAAATTGATGATATTGGTAATGCTGATTATAAGGCATTATTAGACGACTTCATAAAGCCAATGCTTATATGGTACTCACAAGCTGTGTATATTCCTTTTAGTGGGTTTCAGGTTGATAATGGTGGTTTATTTAAGCACGTATCAGAAAACTCAGATATAGCATCAAGGGATGACTTAGATTATTTAACAAGGAAGTGCTTAGCGAATGCTGAGTTTTATGCTAAAAGATATTTAGATTATATGTGTGAATATGGAGATGATTTTCCTGAGTACTGTACAACAGGTGATAGTGAGAATATGAACCCTGATAGAACTATTAACTATTCTGGAGGTTGGCATTTATAGTATGAAAAAAGAAGGAATACATTTATACAAAGTAAAACAATCTAGTATTGATAAGTTAAAGAAACTTATTGAAATAGATGAGGTAAAAAAATCTATAGAGATATTCTCTAAGTACGGTAAGAATAGTAATTAAATATAAATATAATGGATGATATAGTTTTTACTGAAGAGGAATTATTATTATTGGAAGATGTTGCTGATTTTAGTGTATTCCTAAAGAGCTTATGTGAAGAATATGATATTTATGAGATTGAAGAGATGTATAACTTTTATCTTTCTTATGGTTGGTTAGATCATTGTGTTGTATTGTTGAAATTTAAAAACGCACTAGATAATGAGTAAAGATAAGCTAAGAAAAAACGGAGGTGAAGGAACTAAGGTTGGAAACTTTCTAAGAGCCATAAACTTTGGTGATGTTGCAGGAGTTATTGGTAAGGTTGCTACAGGAGATATTGATGGAGCTATAAAGATTATATCTGGTGATGAAACACTAACTGCAGAACAGAGAGCTTTTGCTTTACAAGTTATGCAACTTGATATAAAGGAGATGGAAGGAGTTACGTCTAGGTGGAACTCAGACATGACTTCTGATAGTTGGTTAAGTAAGAATATAAGACCAATGAGTTTAATATTTTTAACAGTATCAACTGTATTGCTAATATACTTAGATTTTTATAACCAAGATATTACTGTTCCTAATGAGTGGATAGAATTATTGAAGTCTTTATTATTAGGTGTTTATATAGCTTATTTTGGAAGTAGAGGTCTAGAAAAATATAGAAAAATTAAAAACAAATAATTATGGAAGTATTAAAGGGTTTATTATCAAAATTATTATCATTTACAACAGGATTAAATCTATTTGGCTTAGGCTTATTAGCTGTAGCTTTTCCTTTTTGGTTTATTGGATGGTCTCATGTAGCTGCAGGACTAGCAGGTGCTTTTGTATTTAGAAACTTTAAAGCTATTGTAGAAATAGTTGAAAATAGAATATAAACACATTCATATAAACAACAGAGCCGAAGGCGATATTAAAGGGTGGTTATAATAAAATATAGCTACCCTTTTACAGTTAGACCTTTCGCTACGTTTTTGAGACTTCGCTCTAAGGTCGAAACAAAAGTGAAGCAAAGTTAGTATTTTAAATTGACATAGTCAAGTATAGTTATTAACATCTCGTTAATAAGTGTTTTTGTTTATATGGTTCTTCTTTAATATATTTGTTAAATGGAATTTAAATTATCAAATAGCAAACAAAATATAAGACAGCTAAACGGTTGGAATTATAATAATGAAGCTATATTTAATAGTTTGACATGGCAAGAGAAAGAAGCTGTTAATTTATTGATTATAGAGCAGTTTAAGTTCTTTAGTAAACATGAAAGGATTTCATTTATGGAATTGATTAGTATTGTTGAGGAAAACAAAACAGTCATACATTTAACAGATGAGATGATTAGTAAAGTTCAAATGAATTTATTATGGAAAGAAGTTATAGCTTTAAATAATGTCTCTACTTCATAATCCAGAATATACAATTAATTATGATGAGCGTGATGATTCAGAAGGATTAAAAAAATTACTTTGGAGTCAGTTTATGTGCAAGTGTGGTAGGTGTGATGTATCAAGTGGAAAGAGATTAATGGAGAAGATTCCTGTTATTATATTAGATCAGATAGCACAGGAAGAAAGAATAAGGTTTGATATTGAATTAGCATACGTATGTAAGATACACGCTGATGAGATACCACTAACATCAATGGATTCTCATAGGGCAGGATTAGCAGTAAGGACTAGGGTTTTAAATCCAAAGAAAAGAATGTTAATTATAAGAGGATTAATAGTAAGAGGAGTAACTAGGATAGCTTTAAATGATAAGTATATTTACTTTGATGTAGATGACCTAAAACAGTTAGCTTTCTATCACAGATAATATTATCAACCATTTTGTTTTGTCATTTTCATTTTGTTTAGTTTGAGAGAGAGTGTTGCCATAACAGCACTCTTTTTCTTTCTTTAATATATAAATGTTAAAGTTTTGTTAAAATAACAAAGTATATTTGTGTAATCGTAAAAGAGTACTATCTTAGCAAAAACAAAT